TAATTCAGTAAAGTAATGATATCACTTCTGTGGTTATTCGTTGGTGCTTTAGCAGGTCTTCTGATGGTCTCCGTGTTCATTCCTCCAGTTCGTGAAACGCAGGATGTTCCCACCCCCGATAAAAGCACAGTGTTCTTCACGAAAACCGGGTGCGTTTCGTTCAAATCTAAAGAAGTTCCGTGCTCTGCAGATTCGAAATCGCTTAATTTTATAGCTTCATCACAATAGAGAAGGAATGTTTGTCACTCGCATTCTTGGGATATTTCGTAATGAAAAAGCCATTCCATTCCTTTCGTTCCTTATTGGGCTAGGAGTTACTATCATGCTTTTTCACCGTCCAATCCCTACAAAAACTACCTTATCAGTCCCAGTTGCGGATATTGAGGGTAAGACCGTACCATTCAATAAAAAGTGCTATACTTACCATGCGGAAGACGCCAAGTGTGAATTACCTTCTTTTAAATAAAGATGGACGGTGCAACTGATTTGAGTGAACTTATGGGATCCGGACCTGTCCAGAATCCGAGCCTGCCGCAGTCTACGACCTTTTCTCCAATTGTGACCGGAGGCACAGACCCATTCGTTACGAATGGAATGACGACGGGGCAGAATCAGAACAAGCCCGCTGCACAGTTGTACAGTCAGGCACATACCTTTAGCACAGTAAGGTATGCATTCAAAAACTTAATGACCTATTTTGGGTTTTTCTTAGCTGCTATGATTATTTCACTTTCGACGCCCCGGTCTCTAATTTTGCAGTACATTCCTAACACTTACACTGCGGGAGGAGTGCCTTCATACATGGGCGCGGCGATCCTTGCTGGGGTGGCAGTGGCTGTCGGTTATGTCGTGGGCACACTGGGAAGCTCCCTGGTTTGAAGAGTACAGGACCTTCAACAACCCGTACTTCTTAATACACTTTTCGAGAAACTTAATACAATCAGAGCAAGGTTCTGAGTTCAAGATCTTGCCTTGCTTGTTAATTCGTACAACTGTCAAAATACAACCACGAAGTTGTGAAGTGTCGCCTAGACTTTTCACAGCTGCGCGTTCTGCGTGTATAGTATTGTTCGACCACCCACATCCACGAGAGCGGGAACCAACCCTATTGCGCGAACTTGCGATTTCCTTACCGTGCTTCTCGATAATGGCATAATGCAAATGCGTGTTCTGAAATACGGACGAGTAATCCATTGCGACTTTAAGATATTCTACATTCATTAAAACAGATTCGTTTTTAACTAGTAATGGAGTGGTTCTCCTTTCGTCGGAGGTCCAAAGGGTGGCAAAATGATCCACCCGCCAAACTACACACCAATATCATGTTTGGACCGGGAATGTACCTCGATCCAGGGTTTGTAAAGCATCATAATATCACTCATGTTATTAATTGCGCTTTTAATAAAGATAGCCCAGTATGGTTTCGCGAGAAGTATCCGCAAAATTATATGTGTTTAGAGGCCCTAGATAGTCTAGAAGAAGATATTCGAAAATGGTACCCCAAGTTCGAAGAGACTATCACTGCATTCCTTCGCAGTCCTGATGTTAAAAACATTTACATTCATTGCCAGTGTGGAATCAACCGCTCAGGGTTCTTGGCTCTCCTTTTTGTGTGTAAGAAGTTTAACTATTCATTCAAACTTGCTTCTGATTCTATCCTCAAACAAAGACCATGTGCCCTCACTAATTCGACTTATAAAGAGCAAGTTATTGAGTACATTAAAAATGATTTCATTAAAAATCACGCAACAAATTAATGGGAGATCTAGGAAAAAACTCGCTTTGGACCGATATTAAAAATGGTGCATCGAATGTCGAAACAGATGTTTTAGGACCTTCATACAGTTATACTGATCATGTTCCGGCACCTTCTTCTCTAGGTATTGGAACTGATGGATCGTTCAGTCAGCTTGGAACGAATATGTCGGGAATTGGAACATATGTTTCTACTTTAATTGATGGCGATCCTCCTTTAGGCAACCAGTATTTCGTGAACACTGGCGGGACTTGCACTGCTCCTGATGGATCTTTGCAGCCTCGATACAATTATATAAATAACAAACCAAGTGTAGGAGATTTATTACCCCAAGGAATGTCAGAACTTGGATCGGGAATCCAGGGTTTGATTCCAGGAGTCATTGGAGATATCGAAAGTTTGAATCCTCTTTACTTGATGAACTCTCTGATGGCTGACGCTTCTCCTCCGTGTGAATGCTACAAGTGCACGGTAACAGATGGAGCGCCCGCTCGATTCCTGACAACATCTCTCTCCCCGGATTTTGACGCAAATGAGTGCGCACAAGTTGATGTATCACAGTGTTTGGCACCGTCAGAATCATTTGAGAACTTTAATCCCGGATTCAGTGCGTTCATTCCCACTGTTGTTGCTGGGGTGGCATTAGCTATTTTACTATGGAAGTAGAGTTTTAAGAGAGTAAAGTTGAAGTTTACAAATGGACAATGTTTTCCGAATTAAGAAGTCCAGAGATATTCGAGCAAAGAAGCCGGATACTGTGTCCGGAACTTTAGATTCTATCCACCAGTCTGTTGTGTCTACCATTAAGGAAGAAACAACAAATATTGAAGAGATGGAAAAGAAGTTAGAAGAGAACACCAAAGAATTAGAACGGTTAGAAACATCCACGGCATTAGATGATATTTTAAAGGCTACTAAACTTCGCGAAGAAACTCGTAATTTGTCCGATCGATTAGATAACGAAAATCAACTAGAAGATTATTATTTGAAAAATGCCGATATTATCCTGAAATATTATGGAACCGGTGAAAAGGTTCAAAACACAACTTGTTTACCGTCCGACGCCAATACTTTCGTCAAATATCTCGCTCAATCATCTGCAACTGCAGCTCCTTCCAAGAAGAAGTTATATGACGAATACATTTCACGGATGAAATTAAATACTGGAGAAGCGGTGGATGTAAAGCAAGCTGTTGTAGAGCATTGTGACCGCTGTAACATTTCTCGCGAAGAGGTTTCGGAAGAAGGCATTCTAGTCTGTCCAAACTGTGGATCGGAAGAGTATATGCTCGTTGTATCAGATTTCCCTTCATTCCGCGATCCTCCAAAAGAAAGAAATAATTATGCTTACAAGAAAATCAATCACCTGAACGAGATTTTGAACCAGTTTCAGGCCAAGGAGTCGACCATCATCCCAAATGAAGTGATGAACGAGGTTGTACTGGAAATTAAGAAGCGCCGTATCCAAAATGTTGCGGAATTAACGGAAAAGGATATGCGCGAAATCTTAAAAAAGCTGAACAGATCGAAGTATTATGAGCATGCTACTCATATTATTTCTAGACTTAATGGTAACCCTCCCCCTACAATCACTCCTGAAATTGAAGAAAAAATAAGGGCAATGTTCCAGGAAATCCAGGCGCCTTTTTTGATTTACTGTCCCGATGACCGCACGAACTTTTTGTCGTATTCGTACATTTTGTATAAGTTCTTTGAGCTTTTGGAACTAGACGAGTACAAAGTTTATTTTCCACTTCTCAAGTCCCGTGATCGCCTGATTGCCCATGATCAGATTTGGGCTAAGATTTGTGATTACTTAAAATGGGAGTTTATTCGATCTGTCTAGTTTAATGCAGAGCCTTCCATACCATCTTGTGCGTCAGCATCCACACAACGCCAAAAAGAGCGGCATGGGCTAGAGTCACCGTTGAGCGAGACGCGCCAACAGGGAGAGTTACGAGGTTTCCAGGGACTAGAGCCCAAAATAAGGCAGCAGCATACAGAGCCATCAACATTTTTATTCTACCTAACAGAAAAAAAGGTTTTCACAATATTTTCTTTTGGAATAGCATATCAATGACTGTCAGCCGGTGGGGATATCATCTAATTATAGATGCTGCCCGCTGCATGCCAAAAAATATTCGGTGCCCTCACAATATTGAACGCTTTTCTCAGACACTCGTTGAACGAATTGAAATGGTGCCGTATGGCAAGCCCCAAATTGTCATGTTTGGGTCAGGAAATAAGAAAGGATATACACTCGTACAATTAATTGAAACCTCAAATATTACCGGTCATTTTGTAGAAGAAAGTAATGATTTATACCTTGATGTCTTTTCGTGCAAGAAGTTTGATATCAATACCGTCGATGCAATTGTTCGTCTCTACTTTGCCCCCGAGCATCTTAAAAAGACTTACCTTGAACGCCACGCAGAGGTTCCTGATCAGCCAAGCTGGTAATTGTAATTATTTGAAACGAACCCTAATTCAAAAAAATAACATTGGGATGAAAAATCACCGCAATGTTGTATTTTAAAATTTTGTAATAAGTTTGGTGTTCAGTAAGCATCGGCCTGACCTGGGCAAGGCGCATGCTTATCTGTTACGAGGACACAATCACCCGTTCCACACTGACGGTATCCTTCTGGACATGCATGAACAACTTTCGTGCTTGGGTTTTCAAAACGCTCAAACACACCAGCAAAGTGAGCTACAACTAGAACGACCGCTAAAATAAGTAGAGCTTTCTTCCACATTTGTATTTACTCAGTCTTTGATTTTGGCGCAGATGAAGCGGGGTAAGTGGCATGTCCGGTAGGAACGCACGACTGGTCGGCCTGCATGGCGTATCCGTTTGGGCAAGTAGGACCAAAGTTACCGAATGTCTCGACATATCCGCGGATATTGTGCCAGTAATAGCGCATGACGACTGAAGTTGCGACCGCAAATACAAGGGCATGAACTAGAAGAACCGTGTTACGAGGAGAAGACCTGGACGGTAGAGTTACGAGTACGCCGGGGACAAACGCTACAAACAGAACAGCAGATAAGATAGCCGAAATCCAATCCATTTATATTTACATAAAGGATTTCTTCACCCAGTTACGATCGGCTTTGAATGTGCGGGAACGGCCTTTGGAGGTGCGCTTCGTATAAGTTGAGGCTGCATTGAGTTTGCGGAAAGTTGATAAAGCTCCATACCGTTTAACAGCTTTCTTTAGTGCACGATGCCGGGAAGTTATCTTACGAGTTGCAGAGTAACCTAAACGAACTAACTTACCCTCTTTTAGACGACCAATACCGGGTCCATGCTTGTCCGCCCACTTACCTGGAGCACCCATATCGCGAACACGAGCTGACCGGACATGCGTGCCGCGTTTGGTGCGTCCTCCCATAGCTGGTACATGATTGGCAGCTATTTGGGCAATACCACTTCCACCATCTTGAGCAGAACACGACATACTATTTTATACTTACTTACTGAAAAAGCTCGGGCAGCACTTTTGGGCATCCGCAACCACAACAGCCTCGACTTTTGCAACATCGGCCTTTACGATCGTAACAGCCTGAACGACATGAGGTAGAGCGGTATCGCACCAAGTAAGCGCAATAGTCTGCTCTTCAGGCGTGAGAGTAGAGTCCTTTATTCCATGCTTGACTGCGGCAACAATAGCGGCAGACTGAGCATCGGTAGATAGAGATGAGAGTGCACTCATCTCTTTGATGACTTTCATGGCATAGCCGAGGAGCTGAACGGGGTCCTTGAAATTGACACCGGTTGTAGATACTACAGTTTCAATAGATTCTACAGTTGGAATGGGGGCAGACATTTTGTTACTACCAGGAAATTATTTTGGACTCCCAAACCCTACTCTAATCATTTTAATCATTTTAATCATTTTAATCATTTTAATCATTTTAATCATTTTGAGAATCCAATGCGGCTTGTTTTGGGCATGATGAACATCCTGGCTTTCCTGCGACCTTGATTGATGAACTAATAGAATAACCATAAATCACAGCTGCTAGAATACCTAAGAGAATCAGCCACCACATTTATTTATAAGAAACACCATTTATATGAAAAAATGAACCTGCTAAACATAAGCGCAAATAAAGCACTTAAATACTGTTAATTATTTAGAATAAATGGAATACGAAGGTGAGCGTGCTATTGCCGAAGTTGAAATGGAAAATGCCAAGTCTAAAGCTATGAATGAGGCAGAACAGCAGACATTTAAAGTAGATCCTATATGGTTACAGCCTGCGGAAACAACCGAACTTCGAGGTGTTGATATAGATCAAGCACAGGGATTTTGGATTAATGGTGGTAAACAGGGTGGTCCAAAGGATGAGCCAATGGCCCCATCGACATTCGACCACGATCTTCCAAATCTAGTCAAGAACGGTCCTAAAGAACTTCCGGAGGTTCCAAATACTCCAGCAGGAAGGCTTACAGCTGCCGATACAGATAGACTGATGAAGGCTCGCAGTGATCCTACCGATGAAGATCTGGCGAACCTGCTAAATTGTACCGTACTTGATATGTATAAACGAATTGCAGGTGGTCTTTATTCCAAGGAAAATCTAATTAAGGTGTATAAATCAGGCTTACGCAGTGCATGAATACAATATACAGAGTTATGGGTATTCCCTTTTATTTTGCAAGTTTAATTAAGTCACATCGTGGAATCACAGATGCAGTCCGACGCGGAACTCCTAAAGAAGTGGATGTTCTTGGCGTGGATTTTAATTGTTTGATTCACCGTTATCTCAATGATGAGAACCCTGTTCAATCTGTGGTCGACGCATTCGATTACATATTGAAGAATGTCTGCATTGCAAAAATAGTTGTAATTGCGCTAGATGGTCTAGTTCCATACGCAAAAATTGTTCAGCAGAGATATCGGCGTATGCGCATAAAAGATGAAGCCGAAACTGGAAGTTTTGATCGCAACCAAATTTCTCCCGGAACGCCATATATGATTGAACTTGAAAATGCTTTGGCTGCTAAGTTTCCTTACGCAATCCTATCACGCACTTCGGAACCTGGCGAAGGCGAACACAAACTGATGCTGGAACTTGACCGTATTCCTGAATCTCAGCGCCAAACTATTTGTATTTATGGACTGGATGCCGATTTGATTCTGATTTGTTTGCAAAATTACAAACTTTCAAAAAATGGAGGAATGACTCTTCTTCGCGAGAGCGCAGAGTTTAACGATCCTTCACTCAAATCTGCAGAGTTTGCTACATTGAATATTTGGGGTTTGGCTGCAGAAATCCCAATTGAAATTCATCAGTATATTGCACTTTCAATTCTATGTTTCGGCAACGATTTCATGCCAAATTTGGGAATGTTCTCTTTGCGCGAAGATGGGTATAACCGGGCATTGCATTTATACACAGAAGCCAAGAATCCCGATCTGCTTACAGAAAAAGGGCGATTCTTATTTCTAAAACTTGCGGCGTCTCGTGAAATGGGAGTGTTCAAGGAACGTATTCAGTTGCGAAAGCGACCCGAAGAAAGAGGTGTATTGGGAAAGGATCAAACTCAGTTTTCACGAAAGTATGGACTTCATGTCTTGGATGGAGTTCGCGATATGAAACCAGTAGTCGCAGCATTTTGGAAAACATTTCATTGGACTATAGACTACTTTATTGAAAGTTCACCTATTAATTGGGACTGGGTATATCCGTATGCTGATGCACCACTCGTGTCTGATATCATAAAATATACAGAAACGAATATTGATGAAGGAAACTTAAATTATACAATTACAGACCAATTGCAGTTTATTATGCCCAAGAGTTCTTTACGCAAAGCTAAAAAGCTTGTAAAGTATCCGGATGAACTTCATTCGGAAACACGCAATCCTTGGATGAAACGGCACGATTGGGAAATGAAGCCGCGAATATCTCTTCCGTGGATTAACGCGGTCCAAACGAAAATTTCCCCCCTTTGAGTTTGAACCCTATTGACAGACCGGGTTGCGTATATACTGGAGTTTGGCTATACGGCGTGACAAATCTCGGAGATGTTGAAATGGGCTGTAATATATCGGCTTCAGGAAACGAGACTGAAAACCCATTTTCTCGTGGGTTCCAATACTCTTGATTAATTTTTCGCATTTCTTTGGCGTGACCTACTTGTATCATTCCTTCACCACCTCCTTCTTTCACCCAATTTCCGATTAAGTATGAAATATAACTATTTCGGTAATCTGCAGGTTTCTTAAGCTGTGTTGCCATTTGAAGCCAAGTTAAACATTCCGAAACAGTTGAAGGTCGGGGTTTATCGAGTCGTTTATTTACAGTATTATGTGCTCTGGCCACAAACAAGAAGAGATTATACCGGCTATCTGCCCAAGATGGATTTTGTAATGTGTACGATTTGTACATATTTCCAAAGTGTCCTTTACAGCTCGGACATGATATCGTCTCGATGAATAACTCTAAGAACTTTTTAACAATAACCTTATCGTCTGCTTTCGGGTATTCGGGATAATTAACAGAGATAGAATGAAGCGTAATCCAACCCATCGGACCCCATACTGCCGTCATTCCAGTTATTTATTAACTTGAAATGAATCCTGCCAGCATAGCGCCTTTTAACATTTCTCGTTTCAATTTAGAAGGGGTGTTTGGATTTTTCAAGAGTTTGTGACTTGTGACCATTTCATCTACCTGTTTATCGGACATCTTAGAGATTCGATGCTTAATTGTTTTCCGATGACGGTTCTCCCCTTTATCGGTAATCAACCGTATCGTATGTTTTCGCATAGACTTTTTTAATGGAGGAGACTTTGCCGGATCCGCAACTGCCTTAAGTTTTAGGGTCTTCTTCAGAACACCGCGTGGGAAGGTCTTCATAGTTTTAGACTTCTTACCCGCAGAAACAGGTGCTGAAACTTTAGAATCTTCGCCGACTTTTGTAATTACGAGTTTATCACTCATGAGCTCTCTTATTACAAAACGAATAAATTGATTTACGGGCAAGGAACTTCAAACAATTACCATGGATTGGGACGCAATTTCTACTTATTTTAAGAATGATGGCGTTCATAAGCTGGTAGAGCATCAAATTGAGTCCTTTGAGGACTTTATTCGTAACAAGCTCCCGCTCATCGTGTGTTCAACTGCCCCTATTGTTGTGTGGCATGAACAGGACGAAGCGACAAAGAAGTATAAGTACGAGTTCCGTCTTTCATTTGAGAATATTAGTTACATCAAACCTCGTATTCAGGAAGCGACTGGCCGTATCAAGCCCATGTTTCCCCAAGATGCTCGTACCCGCAACTTCACTTACTCTGCTCAGATGTTTTGCGATATTCGGTTCACAACTCGGGCATATAAGGCACCGATCTACGGAACATTCGATGAAGAAGTGAAAGTATTTGAAGGAGTATCTCTCGGCAAGATTCCAGTGATGCTTGGGTCTTCACTCTGCATTATGAAGGATTATCCGATGTCGAAGGAAGAGATTGGCGAGTGTACTTATGATCCATTTGGATACTTCCTCATCCATGGATCTGAGCGGACTATCCTAAGTCAAGAGAAAGTTGCAGATAATCAGATCATGATCTTCTACAATAAAAAGACATCCTCGAAGTTTGGATTTTCGGCAGAAATGAAGTCGCTTCATGAATCATTTACAACGCCTCCCAAGAAACTGGAGATCCGCATTTCGTCAAAGTTTAATGGATTTGGGTATCCTCTTACTGCATGTGTTCCTCGTTTTCGCGAGGATATTCCTCTCATGGTTCTGTTTCGTGCATTTGGTTTGGAATCTGACCAAGAAATTGCTGAGCTCATTTGGGGCGATAACCCGGATGAGAAACATCTCGACATGCTTGCCGCTTCATTCAAGGAATGTTCAGATATCAAGATTTATACTCGAGACGATGCAATCGAGTACCTAACCCATCATCTGCAGTATGGAACTACATCCGAAGATAAGAAGGGATATGTTCGCTCACTATTGGAAACCGAGTATCTACCGCATGTCCGGTTTGGTGGTGAGAAGAGTTCTCTAAAAATCCACGAAGCCCGTAAAATGATTCTAACCTCCTGGATTATTCGAAAGCTCATTTTGACGGCACAGGGCTTGATGAAGATTGATGATCGCGATGCTTACCCAAACAAGCGTGTTGTCACAACTGGTGCTCTCCTAACTCATCTGTTTCGTCAGTTGTTTCAAAAGGTGTGTAAAGATATTCGATCGAAGTTTGTGCATGAAGTCAATAACGATACCTGGAAAAAGCGTGAGACCCCTCGACCTCTAGAAGTCCTGAACATCAATAACTTGTACAAGATCCTGAAAGTATCGACCATCGAGGGAAAGCTCAAGCAGGCATTAGCTACCGGCAACTTCACAGTTCAAGGTCTTGGAACAACATCTACAGCCTCAACTGCAACAAAGGTCGGTGTTTCGCAAGTTCTGAACCGTCTTTCGTATTCTGCGACTCTCAGCCATCTTCGTCGTATCCAAACTCCAGTTGAAAAATCAGGAAAGCTGTTGGCTCCTCGTAAGCTTCACGGAACTTCTTGGGGATATGTCTGTCCTGTCGAGACTCCTGAAGGTCATTCAGTTGGTATTGTCAAGGGAATGTCTATGCTTACATCAGTAACCCAACACACTTCATCCCTTGTCGTTCTGTCTGTTCTTCATGATCTACCGTGTGATATGACTTGGATCACAGACATGTCTATTCACACTGGAACTATGATTATTGTAAATGGGGTTATTGTAGGGTATACTCAAACTCCAAAAGAAGTATATGATTATTTGAAGAAGAGCAAGCTTTCCTTTCGTCTTCACCCACATACTGGTATTTCCTGGAAGATTCAGCAGAATATCATTAATGTAGAAACTGACGGTGGGCGGTTCGTTCGTCCTCTCTTTCGAGTAGAAAATGGTAAGATGCTTCCACCTCCATCTAGTCCCCTGGAGTGGAATGATTGGATCCGCTCATGTATTGAATATATTGATCCGGCCGAGTCTGAAACAATCAAGATTGCAATGTTTCCAACTGAAATTGCAGATCATACTCATTGTGAAATACATCCAACGCTCATTCTTGGTCATATGGCATCATCAATTCCGTTCAGCGATCATAATCAGTCCCCTCGCAATACTTACCAATCGGCGATGGGTAAACAGGCTATGGGAATCTTCGCTCGCAACTACGCTAAGCGACTCGATAAGAACGGGTACATTCTCTGTTCCCCAATGCGTCCATTTGTAGAAACTCGTATGATGAATATCCTGAATACTCACGAAATGCCAAGTGGCGACAATGTCATGATCGCTATCGGAATTTATGGTGGATATAATCAGGAGGATTCGGTCATTCTAAATCGTGCATCAATCAATCGAGGACTGTTTCGAACTCTGTATTACACAATTTACAAAGATGAAGAGCACCGTAATGTTTCGTCAGGGAAAGAGGAAAAGTTTGCTAAGCCGAGGCGTGAAAACACTCGAGGATTCAAGACGAGCGCTTATCATGCAATCCAAGACAATGGCGCACCAGCTATGAATTCCTACATTAAGGAAAATGATGTCATTATCGGAAAGGTAACTAGTTTGAAGTCTGATCCAAATGGATACGCTTACCGCGATTCTTCAACTATGCACCGCAATTCTGAAACTTGCCGTGTTGATGGGGTTTGGAACGATAAGAATTCCGACGGATATCCTTTTATCAAAGTACGCGTCGTTTCCGAGCGCGTTCCTGAGATTGGAGATAAGGTTTCCTCTCGACACGGACAAAAGGGTACTTGCGGGATCATTCTGAACGAAGAGGATATGCCATTTACGGCATCCGGAATGCGCCCAGATATTATCATGAATCCTCATGCGGTTCCTTCGCGCATGACGATCGCTCAATTGATGGAAACCATGTACGGAAAGGTGTGTACTGAGCGAGGAACTTTAGGTGATGGAACTCCTTATTCTCATCTAAAAATTGCAACTGTAAAAGAACATCTTCTGAGTTTGGGGATGCATCCTTACGGCAATGAGATGATGTACAATGGCCAAACTGGCGAAATGATGGAGGCAGAAATCTTTATGGGACCCGCTTTCTACCAGCGACTCAAGCATATGGTTATTGATAAGAAGCATTGTTTAACCGATGATCACGAAGTATTGACGACATCCGGCTGGAAAAATATTGACAAGGTGACTTTAGATGATAAGGTTGCGACGCTACAGAATGGACATGTAAAGTACGAACACCCGATTAATACTTTTGAGTACGATTACGAAGGAAAGATGTACGAACTCAATACTCAGCAGGTAAGCTTGAAGACAACACCAAACCACCGCATGTGGGTCGCTAAATCGTATACTCGCAAGCAGGAATGGAGGTATGGTCTCCATGAAGCCCGAGACATTATGGGAAAACATGTCAAGTATCAGAAGGATGCGCTTTGGTCAAAGAACGACTACCAATTCATTCTTCCTGCGTTTGAAGATTCGCCCGAGGTGCGTGTAGATATGAATGCGTGGCTGAAGTTCTTTGGTATGTGGATTGGCGATGGGTGGTGTACACAGACCAAGGTATCATTCGCTGCGAATAAGCCTAGAGTCAAGCAAGCACTTGATGAATGTCTATTAATTCTAAATATTGATTACCACTACTACCCGGATTCATGTAAGCTCGATATCTCTAACCGCCAGCTCAGACACTATATGCGTCCATTGAGTGTCGGGGCCACAAATAAGAGTCTACCGGACTGGGTTTGGCAACTAAGTTCAACTCAGTGTCAGACTCTTATTACCGGATTACTACTGAGCGATGGACACACATGCAATACATCGCTTCTATATTCAACTTCGTCTGATAAGTTAGCAAACGATATCCAACGGCTAGCTCTTCACGCAGGGTGGTCGGCGAATAAGCGACTCCATACTCCTGCCGGAATGCCATACGCAATTGGCGATCATTCTGGATTTACCACGCAGAATTTGTGGCTGCTGGCGTTTATTCAGCACAAGAACCGTCCGGCCGTAAATCACGGGCATTGGAAGACGCAGAATGGACAAATTGAAGAGATGGTCGATTTCTCAGGAAAAGTGTTCTGTTTGGAAGTGCCTGGCAATGTATTCTATGTTCGTCGAAATGGTCTACCAGTTTGGACCGGAAACTCTCGTGCTCGTGGACCCATTGTTTCTCTCACTCGTCAGCCTTGTGAAGGGCGATCGCGCGACGGTGGTCTGCGCGTAGGAGAGATGGAGCGTGACTGTATGATCTCTCACGGTGCAGCCATGTTTACGAAGGAGCGACTCATGGATGTGTCAGATCCTTTTACGACTGGATTCTGTAAGACTTGTGGAACTCTTGCTGTGGTAAACCCGGTAGAAAATGTGTACCAT